GATTTGATGTCCTCATACTCAAATAAATAAAAACTTTCTCTTACAGCGCGGAAAAAGGTTTTATAATTCAACACATCGGATTCGGGCACATTTTTAAAATTCAAAACAAAGGATTGTCTTAAAACACCTTGATCTTGAATGCGTATAGAACCATCACCGGCCCTGAGTTTAACTTGGCCTGGATAACCTTCAGGAAATCCCATTGAGAATGACGGCCCTCGTGATGGAACCCACGAAGCAACCCCGGCTTCCAATGCCAAAACATCCGCTTTTGTCGGATAATAAAATCCAATTGGCATATTAATTTTCTCTATCGATAAGGTCGTTAAGGCCTTCCCGTATCATTGGAATAACTTTCCTCACAAAATCAGCGGGATTACCATTCTGCATACTAATATCACCGAAGGTAATAGTGATGCCAGAAGGCTCGCGCTGTCTTTCAGACTGAGTATTGTTACGAATGAAGGCGGAAGAATTGCTAAAAGGCGCGCCGTTAACGCTAGCGAGATTATTCAAACTATCTGCATTTAAAAACTGACCAATAAGTTCGCCGACATTAGCCTGCATTCCTTTAAATACGCCTTCAACACTTTTTACGGCCTTTCCTGCAGGCTTGACCATGCTATTTTCAAGACGACCAAAACTAGACTGAATGCCGTCAACCATATCTGGGACAAATGAGTTCCCTACAACGCTTTTAAACATGCTTCCAAAGAACCCGGTTACCTGGGCCACCTTTGCGCCAACTGCCCTTATAACGGAGCTCAGCTTGTCCAGGAGCCATGTTTTAACGCCCATATAAAGACGTTTTGCGGTTTCAATTGCGTGATCCTTCATTCTGGCAAATGAATTAGAAAAAAAGCCTGTAAACAGGCCTAATTTTGCTGATATTGAATCAAATACGCTTGAAAGTTTGTTTAACACCCAAGTATTTACGCCAATAAAAAGTTTCCTTGCTGAATCAATAATTTTCTTTTTCATAACTGAAAAAATCTCAGGTATTTTTAAAATAAAAGAAATAAATTTATCGACTCCAATAGCAAATTTAGCCAATATAGTGCCGACAAATATAAACCCTTTTCCAATACCTTTAAGAATCGGGACAGCCACCCGAATAGCTGTAACGAGACTTTCCCCTATTGATTTCGCAATCGATATAATTTTCTCTTCGTTTTCATTTATCAAAGGAAGCAAGTTGAGAAATGATTGTCCTAATTGACCAGTAATACTACCGCTCAATCGCGTGACCATATCGTTAAACGCTTCCGCGCTTCTAACGCCTTTTTCCGTTAGAACTTTTCCTAATTCATTTGCTTCCTCACGCGCATTTTTAAAAGATTCGGCCCCGTCTTTAAAAGCGGCTGTCATCTTTAAACCAGTTCCGCCAAAAGCCGCATCCGCTATGGCCAGCCGTTCGGCCTCGTTTGTTGCGTTAGCCATCGCTTCAAAAATTACTTCTAAAGCTTCACCATTGTTTTTTGTCGCTTCTAGGTTTTTCAATAACTCAGGATGACCTTTTTTAAGACCGCCCATTAAAGCGCCAACCCCATCGCGCGCTTTCCCTAACCGCTTACCAAAAACCAACATAGCTTGATTTGTCGCGTCCGTACCAACACCTGTCAGTTCTAAGGCATGGTGCATTTCCTGTAACATTTTTGTTGAAATACCTGCTCTGTCAGCCGTTTTCCCAATAGCATCCGCCGTCGCCAGAGTCTGTTTACCCAAAACAAGAAAAGCGCCAGCCGCCGCGCCAGCGCCAAGACCAATACCCTTAAACGCCTTCCCTGCAAAACTTCCCAGTCTTTTTTAAACCGCCTCTAGCTTTATCAACACCTTTTGAAAATTTAGAACTGTCCAGCGAAAGTTCAGATTTTAATTTCCCGATAGGTTCAGCCATTGCGTTTCCTCGTTTAATACATTGAGGTTATGAACTTTGCTATTTTTATTTGCTCATCAACTGTTTGGAATTTTTTGTTTTGGGTATCTTTGATCAACAACTTCTTAAGGGCAGGAATCTTTTTTTGCCTATTTAAAGCCACGATATGCCACGCCGCCCATGCCAATTGATTGTGGTTTTGAGATTGCCGCCACCTAAACGCTTCTAACTGCAATACAATTTCTTTTGGCGTGCTGGCCCAATAGCGCTCAATATCTATTCCGGCCTTTAACGCTTCCTTTAAATTGTCTTCCCATTTCAATCCTGGTTTTTCTCTGTCGTTACTGGTTCTTTTTTTTTACTATCATTCCCACCTACATCTTCAGGGAAGGCAAATGATATGGCTTCATTTATGCGATCAAACCCATACTCAGTTCCTATTTCATCAATAATTTCACCCACTTTATCTAACGTTATTTCTGGGTGATTGTGTTGGAGTCCGGCCCATATCATGGCCCGCAGTTCTTTAACGCCAACATCGTCCCCGATTTTATTTACTGACTTTCCTAACGCTTCCTCAAGCAAAACTATAGAATTGGTAGTGAATTTTAAGGTGTAAATGCGATCGCCTACATTTAAATTTATTTCGCCGCGGTGCTTGTTCATAAAACCTCTTGTGAGTTTAAGTTTATACGCCTTCCGATGGAGGTATTACTGGTGGGATCACTTTCAATGTTGGTTTCCCGGAAATCTTGATCGTGATATTGGCTGTCATCGCATCATCATATGGAGCCTCAATATCAAACCCTGTGATGAGACCGTTGAATAACCAAACGGTTTTTGCTGTATCCGGCCAGATTATTTTAAACAACCTAGCAACAGCCTGTGAAGAAGAATGGAAATCCTGCAACAGTCCTGTCACTGTCCCATGAGTTTCTTCCGTCATATTCCAGTAAATATCAAAAGATACTTCACCAGCATCTTTCAAACCGCCTATGTATTCTCTCCAACGTTCAGGAGAATCTCTGTTGGTTACCTCGTTAGTGTCCATTGATAGTGACGGGCCACTGATGGCCCCTACCGCCGCTAATTCTGTGAATACCCCACTACCTGGAGGGTTATCTTCAAGTAGTAACTGAGTATCAAAACCGTGTTCTGCGTTCATAGGAATAACCTCTTTTAATTTTCAATATAATGGAAAAAATAATCTTGAATAATTCTATAAAGCTCGGTTTGGTCGTCATATAGCGGACCTTGATCCGGATCAAGAAACACCGCTCGAATATCTGTCCCAAAAATTACATCCTTGTATCCATCCCATAATTTTCTGATTGCTTGCGATAATTTTTTCGCCTCACTATATTTCTTTGAATAGATATCAAATTGAAACCTTACTGAAACCAGACCATAAGACCCTTGCATTCCGCGCACTCTAGTCCCTACTATCCTTTGAAATTGAACAGCCGGGAATCCTATGTTCTGTGGCAGTTTTACAGGGTAGACCCTTGCTTTGTTTCCCGATCCGATGAACCCGGTTATTGATGGAGAGCTGGACATATATTTAAAAATCGCTTGTTCAATCATTTTCTCGCCAATTTTCTGGCCTCTTTTTCAAGACGTGGGCCAAGTTCAGTTTTTAATACACGATTTTGCTCACTCCGTGTAGTGTCAAACGAGCGTCTTAAAGGCGCGAATGCTGGCATTTGTCCCGTAAATTTTCCTGATTTCAAGAAACGCGGGCCGCTTCCAAATTCGACCAAATGCGCATGGTGAGCGTTCTTTCTGTACCCAACAAAAACAACCACAGCTCCTTTCCCTTGAAACCCTCTGGCTTTTTTAGGCGATACACGCGCAACCGCTTTTGATAAGTTGCCCGTGTGTTTATGCGCTTTAAGAATTTCCTTCAAACGCTTTTGCTGAGGTTTTCCTGACGCCATCAATGCCGCCTTAACAGCGCGTCTCAATGGTTGGTTAGGTAGTTTTTTTAATACCTGATCAAATTCCTTGAACCCTTCAAGTTTAAATTTAACGGTCATTACTCAACCAAAGCGATTGATGTTATTTCGTGTCCTTCACGCCTTCCTAATTCCTTGATTGATTCAATGTCATAATTAATACCATCAAAAACAATCCGCATTTTATTTGTCAGTCCTTTCAAATAACGAATTTTAAAAACGGTATTTGAAAAACCTTGTGGCTTTCCTTGCGTAAATGTCTCCAATCCAGAAACATCTTTTTTACTGGCCCAGACGTCCGCAAAATCGATCCATAAAATAACTTCTTCACCAGCCGACCCGCGTGTCTCTACCGTTTTTTGAATGATTATTTTTCTATCCAAATCGCCGGAACGCATTAAATAATCTCCAAACGATAAGGCCAAAGTAAAGACTTTGCGCCGTGAGGAATTTCGGATATGGGAGCGCCTACTATTGTGTCTTCCCGTCTATCATAAAAATGGCCTGTCATTAATAGAATGGCCTGTTTGATTGGGTTTGGGACATCACTTGAAGCGTTCCCATATCCGGCGATGAACTTAATTGTCACGTCGTTTACATGCCCTAATGTTGATGGATAACTTCCGTTATAAGCTGGGAATACACGACCAGGAATACTCTTTTCATCTACGGTATAGTTTGACTTTAACCATACTTGTAAGTCCCCGTTGGGATCGACATAAGAAATGCTTTTTACCGATTGAAGCGGGGCTTTTGGAAAACTAATAAACGCGCCAGCAAATTTGGGAGCAGTGGAATCAGAACACAGCGAATTCAGAAAACCCTGTAATACTAAATCCCAGGTTTGGGTTATAAACGCTCTATTAGTAAACGTCTCAGCTTCTTCACGCGCCGTTTTAATAAGGCTATCGATATAGGAATCATCATCCGAGTTAGTAACGCGCAAATGCTTTTTAGCTTCATCAAGGCTCACTGGCTCCACAGTCGGCGGAACGTCCATAACAGTCGCGTAATCCATAGCTTCCCCTTATTCCACGCCGATAAAGTTAGTGGCCCCGTAAAGAGGCCACATTTTTACAGCAAAATCTTTAAATCACAGAAGGTAAATCCGCCCCTTCATATCTACCATTAGAGAGAATCGCAATCACGCCTGCGTCCACAGGGGAATTCACGACCTCATTTATTGCAAGCCGAACCCAAGGTTTGCCTTCAGACAATTGGGCCGCATCGACTTCAATAGCGACCATCTTGTCCGCTCCTGCGGGCGCAGTATATCCAGCCGCTAAAGCATCGCTGAGCGACCCCAGTGCGTCTACAGCAGACATCACACGGTATTTGAAGGGTATGGCATTGGCCCCCGTCCCAGCGTTATCTGAACACTCTTCGACGGTCAGGTTTGCTGTGCCAGTGAGCCCAGCTCCCTGCGATAAGATAAAAGTTAAATGGCCATAATCACCCATATAAAGAATGTCTGATTTTGGGTTGGTGTTGTACCTATCCGCCGCTGGCGGCAATACGGGTAATATTTTAAATTTTTCCGTTAGGATCATTATCTTGCTCCTGAAAAACATTTATTTAGAATTCCCAAAAATAATTTGGGATGTATCAGTCTTCTTTTAAGCCCGCGTGGCCAAACATACAAACGGAGAAACAGTCTTTGTGCCTTTAAACGGCGCTAACGGCTTATTCCATTTGGGTTGCCCATCAACGCGCCAGGTAAACCGGAACGCCATTTCATCTTCTTTAAAACGAACATGCATGGACTGGGCTTTTTTAACGCCTCCCTTTTCAATAAATCGGTAAGCGCCCAAATCAACCAACTGGATGTCGCCTTCAGTGCCCAAGGTTTCGCAGTATTCGACTGGAATAACTGGACGCCCCATAAGACTTGAAAAAGGAGAATCCACCAATCCATTGGCTGGCATATAAACAGGGACGCCCCCCGTTCC